CCTGCCAATCCATAACCATCTGCTGCTGGAGCAATATCTAAGTTACTGTAATATCTATCTCTGTAGCCCCTATTACGATGTAATTGTTCATCAAGCACCCCAAAATGAACTCGATACCATCCATATATTTGGGAGTATGGAATCCCACCTAAAGCAGAAACTTCTTGTTCATCTGGATGAGGACTGTATGCCCCTAATACATCATTAACGTTAAACATGTTGGGTGCAGTGGCTATAACATATATATAATAAGTAGAATGACCAGACAATATAGTTTGACCCACTAAGTGGGCACTTCTCAAACTAATTGAGGTGGAAACATATCCATCATCGTGCCTAACAAATCCCGTCTGAGTTCCTCTTGCATGATCATAAAGGTTGATATTCATTTGAGTACCTCGGTCAAAGTACTCACTCTGTCCTCTTGGCATAAGACCACCTGACTGCTTTATTTCATCAGGAGGTCTAGAATCTGCCCGATATAACTTATCATCATTTGCATATGAAAATGATGATAAGAAAATAAAAAACACAAATATTATCTTTACCATATAATGCTCCCTTTGTTTAACAGAAAAATAATTGATCAAAACAATTAAATAAGTAAATAAATTTGTATTATTTGAAATCAAAAATCAAAAATCAAAAATCAAAATATACTATTTAGTCCTTTTTTATCATTTTCTGTTTTTATCGGTAAACCCCGTTTCACTTCTACCCACAGCGCTTGCGCTGCAAAGGTATCGAACACCACAAAGTGATTGAAATCCGGTAACGGTAGCACCTTGTAGCGGTAGCTCGATGCAAACAGCTCTGTTGGGACGCTGCCACTCTCGGTTTCAAAAAACACTGTAAGCGTATCCTTGTAAATGTGATGACCTGTCGCCCATAGACCACGATAAGGAATGTCCAAATTGTCTACGAGGCGATAACGCTCATCACCAACAGTGACAAAACCATCTTGGACACAAAGCCGACCAATACAAAAACCAAAAGACGCAGGAGCAACCGCCTTGCTCCCGACAGCATTCCCAACAGTAGCCTTTGACTGAGGCTCGGATTGCTCTGACTCGATAGTTGCATCATTTCCCCCTGTAAAAATTGGATTGTCGTGTAAGCCGTAAAACGAATAAGAGAACATCAAAAAAACCATGCCGAACAAGAAAAGGATCTTTCTGTCTTTCCACAGCGCCGTTCCGGCCATCGTGTCGCGTGCTTTGCCTGTCGTGGTGCTTGCGTACATCTTAAAAATCGGACTTGGAATTTTTTTGACTTGGCGTGTCAGCGCGTGCGAGTCCATCTGTCCAGAGTTGGCTGCATCATGGGTGGTCAGGGTAAACTTTGCCCCTAGCCCCACGG